CAGCAAATCTAATCGGCGACTCATAGCCGAGCACCTTCTTAGAATAATCAGATTCAACACCACCGAAAAACCAAGTAGCAGTGTAAGCATGGAAATCATGTTCATCTATGTCCTTTAGCGCCTGCTCATCATTGGCGAGGTTAAATACAACTCTAGCCTCAGCCTGAGAGCTATCTAGTTGTACAAAGATGTGATGAGGGGGAGGAATATACATTCCTCTCCCGTCACTCCCAATATCACCATGCTTGGTGAACACTTGGAACGCCGTACCCATCGGTTTCATGTCCGCCTTCTTACCTTTGCCCACAGTGTCAACCAACGGTCGAATAGGCGGGTCTTGCTGACCCGTACTAGTACGACCTGTATCCAAGCACATGAAACAGGTGGTGCGCATCTTCCCATCGTAATCCGGTATAGCTAGTAGATAGGTGGAAATAGTTTTCTTGACCCTTCTTCTCTCTAAGCATTTCTCAATCCATAACCTCTGCTCAGGGTCATGTACACCCTTTCCTTGAATATTCAATAGTGCGGATAGTTCCTCTTCCCCCACTCCATCTCTTCTAGGCAGTTTCCAATGGTCGAATAGGAGAGAGTGAACCTGAAGGTGAGAGTTGACATTGGTATCGATGCCAGAGAGTTGGAACATCTCATAGCCGAGCCGCTCATCCCATTCAATGTACTTACGGAGAAGTGACATCCTCTTCTCGTTGTCAATGAAGAAGCCATTCCTCTCAATCTCCGCATACATATCGGGGAGCTTCATGATGAAGTTCTCATAGAACTTCCTGATATTCAATTCATCCAAGTCCGCGTCCATCGCATCGTTTATTTCGTACGTAACACATGAATCTCTAGCGCAACCGAGAAACAAGTCTCGATAGCTTCCTTCATACATTCCTTCATCTTTGTAGTAAGGCTCTCTCGTGTAGATGGAGGTAAGGAACGCCAATCCTTTAGGAAGCTCGGGGTTAATGGCAAAAGCTTTAAGGAGAGTGTCTGAATGAATTCCTCTGATTGCAAATCCAAGTCGTCTAATTTTATCTCTATCGTAATTGAAGTTTTGTCCGACAATTTTCTTCTCCCATAACACTTGCGCCAACATCTTCCACATCTGAGCCAAGCCGCTGTCAGGTATGGTGGAAATTCCATCCTTGTTCCACAGTGGAACCGTCATTCCATGTGACTTATTGAACGCGAGTCCGATACAGATAGGGAGGCAATGACCACCCGCCTCGATATCCACACTCACCTTGTCACAGTGCTTGTATCTCTCCAGAAATTCCCATAGTTCAGCCTGATTGGATGCGATCTGAAGGGTGCGAGAGGGCAGTTGAATCTCCTTGTATTGGGATTCATCAGCCGCGCGCTTCATATCCACAATCATGACTTGTCGATTGTAGTAACCTTTAATTTCGCCTGATGCACCGCCAGATAGCAAATGCGCGGGATGATAGGTAGGCACAAACTTCGTACCCATTCCCCACATAATTGAGCCTCTGTGCTTAGCAATCTTCGTTTTGCCAGAGAGCGCCCACAATGCAGTTCCACCGAGAGCAAGAATACAGTTCGGCTTGATTTCATTGATTTCAGTCCGCAGTTCTTCTAGTTGTTGTGCGACATCAATACCAGCGTCACGAGCGCGTATCTCAAACGGTAATTTCTTCTTCCCCTCATTGGGAGGAACCTGATACTTGCATACGTTCGTCTGCCACACGCCGCCGATATCTATCCCCGCATCGGCTAACATACGCGCAGTCTCTCTGCCACCTGAACCTGTGAACGGCTTACCCGCCACCGTATCTTCATACGTGGGAGCTTCACCTAGTATCATCAGTTTGGTGCCAAGTGGCCCGTATCCACCCACATACTTCAGGTCATGACTCAATGTTTTCCTGCTCCAGTTTATAGAGTGCTAACAGAACGTCATAGGCGAAGTAGACCGCGCGTTCGTCACCAATATCAGGGTAGTATTTCTTTAGCACTTCCACGATGGCCTTCACCTTTACGAATTCGCTCGGCATTCTCTTCTCCCTCATCCCATGTGAATAGTTTGGAACACACCCAGCAACAATAGATCTTAATTGTTACCGGCTCCATCATCCGCGCGTCCGAGTTCCGACAATGGCTGCACACTGGCTTCGGGGATACCTTCTGTTGGCTCACTATATTTCACCTTTGGAATGACCTTCACCTGAATGGCCCTGTATCCACGTCCTTCCATCTTGGTAGGAATGAACTCGACGAACATACCTACTTCAAGCTCCTTGAAATTCAATGTATCCTGTTTCAATGCGCTCCAGTGAAAGAATATACGGGTAAATTCGATATCGCGTGAGGATATGAACCCCCACCCACCACGACTCACCTTAATGATACGTCCGACAATCTTAGTCTCAGTCACTCTTCTCTCCCATTTACTAACACGGCGCACAGTAAAGCGGGGCCATACCCGTAAACCACTCAGTAATGGTGTTAGATATGGCCCCTGTCACCACACGCACTTAATGTCACCCAGCAACATCGCTGCAATAAGTACGCGTAATGAATGTCACAGCTTCACATCTTCCGGCTCTTCGGCAGGCTCGTCGTCATCAACGTCGAGATCCTCGTCGTCATCATCTTCCTCGTCCTCGTCTTCATCGTCGTCAACGAGGTCGTCCTCTTCATCATCCTCATCGTCGTCGTCATCTGCGACATCCGCATCATCCACTTCCTCATCCGTGGGAATCGGACGCGCGGGAGGGTCGAACGGCAGTTCCATCTGGATCGGTTCTTTGTCAGTCATAGCCTGCTCCTTAACTCACACCAAGTAGAACGCCCCTACCACTCACATGAATGATAGGGGCGCGTGTCTACTACTTCACAGAGCGATACTTGTGGTTGACGCGGTTGAGGATACGTCCCTGATACGTATCATTCTCCACGAACACCTCAAGCTGCTTGCCTGCTGCCGATCCCAAGTCGAAACGCTGACCCGCAGCCACATCCACACCGAACGCGCGGAGAAAACCGACCGCGAATCCGATGGCCTTGGAATTGAACATCCAAGTGATGACCACACCTGCTTCCTTCTCATCACCCGTATCGACGTTACGGACGATGACACCCTCGACGGGGTAGTTGGTGGAATCACCGGCCTTAGACGGTGCTTCTCCCACACTACGAATGGTCATGAGATACCACGCGGGCTCCACAACCTTACCCTGAAGCAAGTCCTTCTCCGAGAAAGAGATAATCGGCATAACCTAACCCTCTGTTTTCTGCTGCTGTTGTTGCTGTTGTTGTCGTTGTTGGTACTCGTCCATACGGATTCGTTGACATTTTTTACACTGTCTACCTCCATCGTTTTTTCGAATTAAAACATTGTCACCCTCAAGTGCATGACCTCTTTTACAGTGAGTTATGTCCGCGTATGGACTTTTATATGTTCCAGCTTCTATTGCATCGAACATATTCTCACTCTGATTGCCTACATACAGATGTTCTGGATTCCAGCAATTCCTATTCTTACACTTGTGATTAGCCTGTTGAGTTTTATCTCCCAAGTCCAATCCAAGGAATATCATTGCTGAAAGTCTATGAACTCCATATGTTTTAAGTTTATAACTAATCTGTCCGTGTCCTCTTTTGTTGGTAGCAGAAAAGAGATAACATCCATCTTCAGTTAGCTCTGTTCTACTCAAAAGTTTGAAATAAAGTTCCTCGTTTGTCATTTAGATTCTCCTTTAATAGCAGGTGCAATCCAAGTTTCATAAAGAGGCTTATCTCCAAACACGATTTCTTGGGGTAATTCTAATGCGGTGCGAGCGAAATCATCACCCACATGCTCAGTTAGAAGGGAGTATTCTCCTCTCGCGCCTTCCGTAAATCCCCTTTTGATATTGAAATGATACACTTCTCCACAATAGGCTGGAATCTTTGCAGCAGTTTTCTTACCAGCCGTAATGATTTGACGACTGATATGTGTGGTGTTGTTTGTAGTATTTCGGTATTCCGCTTGGATAACGTGCGCAATCAAGATGACATTTACTTTATGAAAGTTATGTACATCTTTAGAAAGTGCAATTAGTTCCTGTAGTGCAGAACTTTCTGCTGCGTAATCTTCGAGCTCATTGATTGCAATACCAGCAATCAATTTCCCTGCTACTGCACCACTACCACGTTTCATTCCATACTTCAATTTAATTGTCTGACGTAATGTCTGGTCAGCCATCGAAGTAATAGAATCGAATACTATTGTCTTATAGGGACAATTCACTTGAAACGATTCCAACTTAGCCTTCGCTTTTGACCAATCATCATAGTCATCGTAATGAATAGTCTTGGGGTCAACTCCCCACTTCTTCATAGGTAAATGAATACTATTCATCTTCCTATCCCATGAGAACCAGTATTGAGGACCGGGGAATGAGAGTGCTTGTGTAGACTTACGTAATCCAGGTTCTCCCTTGAACATGCAGTAAAGACTATCGAAATTGACATCGCTCATTGTCGGCATCTAGTTTGCTCCTCTATTCCCTGTGTCAAGTGGCTTCCGCTTCGTGACCTTACGGCGCACAGATTTCAGCTCGGAGATGAGTTCTTTTTCCACCATCACGCGCGCTTCGAGCTGCTGAATATATGTTTCGAGCTGGTCGCGCGTCCAATTCTTCACAATGAATAGCAATTCATCCTTGTACAACATCATTCCCCCTTCTCTACATTCGTTGGGTCCCAGGTGGGAGCGAGCATGTATTCATTCCTCAATATCTCTTCACGCATATTCCGGTCGCCCTCACATACCTGCTTGTATGGACATGGACCGAACATTGTATCGCAGTGTGTGTAATCCGGAGGCCAGTAGCCGGAGTCATTGAACTGCACATACTTGTAGGCGTAGTATGGCAATATTTCCTGCTGCCACTCGATTAACCTGTCTGCACTGAAACTCACCACCTCTTTAATCAATCGCTCGTGAATCTTCAGCGTGGTCTGTAGGCCAATCTTATTGACCATGACATTGCGACTATCTAACAGGCAGCAATGACCGAGAAACTGATTGCTCAGTGTTGACTTATCTCTTCTCTGTTTGAACGTCTTGTGGTCCATCGAAATGATACCAATTTGATTGGTGTCAATGATGAGGTCGAATTTCGCCTTCCACAGAATACGGATTTCATCATCCTCGTATAGCACCTTCCCTCGCACCTCTTCACACGCGAGCGGAATGAATGAGTCATTCTTGTAGAACTCGAAATACTCTTCACACGTCTTAAGTGCGAATGTCCACCCCGTTGTATTTCTTTCACTCTGCTCTGGCGTATTGGTGAGGCCCGGATATTCCTCAGGCTCGTGATTACAAGGCGGCCGCGTATCAGAATCAATATGATTCGCGCATCCGGGACAGCCCTGTACATACAACATACCGGCTGACATGGCCTGTCCAATTGAGGTTTCACGCTTGAACCCATTTATCATGTGCTTGTAATACACCTCAAGCACCTTATGAATCAATGAGCCGACCTCCAATGAATTCGACTTCCCTTTCATTGGAACAAGCCTATGATTGAATCGAATGTCATAGTATCGACCACAACTCATCAAACTAGACAAGGTGGTCGCATCCATGATGACATTCTTCTTCGCCTGTGGAATGATATCCATTCTATTTCTCCCATCGAGCGCGCATGACTTTAATCTTTTCGTCTGGAACGCCATGAGTTGTCCCATATATCGGTCCACTCATGGTCATCTCTGTCACCGCGTATCCGTAGTGTTTAGCCATATTGATGTATGGCAACATCTCCCAT